TCATCAAGCATATTACATTGTTCAGTAGTCAACCCGTCGATTCTCACCGTAGTACTCCCAGTTCTTTATACACCATTTGCACACCTTTTGCTTGGAAATATGCATCTGCTAATGCATTGTGTAAATCTGTTTGCATTGCTTTGCGAGGGTCTACTTTTGCTATCGAAAACAACGTACGGCTATCACGTACTTGCCAAAATTGCCACGGAATAGGCTTTTGACGTTGTCTTAACATATCTTCAATAATAGTAATGTCAAAACCATAACCGTGTCCCCAAAGGACATCAACTCCTACCATCCATTTTGGCAGGCTGTCTAGGAATACATCAATGTGTTCGCGCCCTTCTGTGCTAAATGCTTCTTCTTGAACCTTAGCATCTTGATTCCCCCACCACGCAATAGTGTCGTCACTTACGTCTCGATCTTGACTATCTAAATCAAGTTTATAATAAAATTCGCTGTGAGGTTCTGTATTACTAAATGGGTCAAATTTAACTCCGCCTACAGTTAACACTGATGCTCTAGGTGTTGTGTGTAGAGTTTCTAGATCTATCATTGCGTGAATTGCCATTATTTTTTCGCCTTACGATTTTCCTGTCCAATGCCTGAAATAATTAAAAATACATACAGTAAAGGCCAAGCCCATCCTGTTAAATATCCTGTAATGTGTAGTATCATTAGCGCAATTCCTGCTGCGCCTGTAGTACCGATTCCTGCCGACTGTGGTGCTGGTATTAACATCAAGAGATCTCCTTACATTTTATACATATTATAACGCATAAACTGTAAGGAGTCAAGTGTTTTTATTTTTTAATAAAGGAAAATTATACCGGAACACCTTCAATGTCAATTTCTTTTGATAAGAATTGAGCTAATTGAGGTGGTTGCCAGCCTTCTGGTTTCAATACCTTACCGTCTTCACGTTTGCGTACTTTGCCTGTTTCCGGATCAATCTTTGCAAAGTTTGTGTCCATTACTTCTCGCCACGCACCTTCTCCGTCAAAGCCGCCTGCACGAATAGCACCCATAGTAACAACAAGGATGTCAACAAGTGCATCAAGTTGTTCTACACGATCATTTTCAGCAACTGCTACACTAAGTTCTTCATACTCTTCTTCAATAAGTTTTAGATACATATTGTAATTTGCTTCATTAGGCTCTTGATCACACGCCGAGCCAAAGCGTTCAATGTCTGCAAATGGATTTGTCAATTAAACTTCTCCTGAATAATTTGGTACTGATATTGATCCACCGTTTTCTGTAGTGTTACCAATAGATATACCGCTTGGTTTTTCATCACTATATGCTAGTACGCTTTCTGCTTCTACCATACGAACTTCTATTTCACCATCTTCTTCTGTCTCGATTTTGATACCACGTGTCCACCTTCCGTGTTCTACTAGTATCCATTCACCTACAGAATAGTCATCGTTATTGTCTGGTCCTTTTGAATAAACTTTACCCCATCTTGGATAAATGCCACGTTCTTTACCATCATCTGTGCTTATGATTAAGCCGCTTGCTGTAGTTTGTTCACCAAAATACATATCAGATACAAGAACTCTATTACCAATTGCTCGCGGCTTGCCTTTTATCGTGTTATAATTAATTGCCATTCTTCACCTTTTAGTTATAATAAAGAGTTTTCGATTTGATAATCGATACTATTGTCTCTCATCGGAATTAGATTGATATTAAGTACATACCTATCTACATTGTTTTGCTTGTTTTTTGCGTCGTGAGGTTTTCCTGCGTCTAAAAAATAAATTTTACCATTTCTTTCTGCATAATGATCTGTGCCTAAAATATTCCACACATATTCAATATCTGGAGTCAGACAAATATGTAATCTTACACCTTGATACCAAGGATAATCTATATGGTGTGCATAAGGATTATCATCTGATGGGTAAATGCCTATATTACATCCTGCTTCTAATTTGATTAATTTAAGTTGAGTGACAGTACCTCTAAATTTATTTACAATAGTATCTAAATAAGAAAACCAAGCATCTGTTTTTTCTGTAAAATTAGGATCAATGTAATCATCTTTGCTCCAGTCACTTGCTAAACTGTTACTAAAGTTTCCATCTTGTAAAGGATTTTTTGCATCTGGTGTTGATTTAAAATTTAATCCAAAGTATCCTGGCCAAAAATCTCCATTTGGAGTTTGATATTGATACATTTCAAAGTTATTCAAAGTATTTTGAATACCTTTATCAAGCTTTTCTAAGTCAACATCATAATGTTCTGGTAGTTCTCTCATATCAAACTTACTGCTATGATATTCAGTGTAGGGATGATAAAACTTTTTCCATTCCTTTACACTATACATCATTCACCTTTTTTTACAAAATTGCCGTCCTCGTCTTCGACCCATTCTTCTTCTGCATCAAGTGCTGCTTCTTCTGCTGCTACTTCTGCAGGTGCTGCTGATTTCTTAGTAGTTCTTGTTTGCTTTGCTACTACAGGTTCTTCAACAGGTTGTTGTTCTTCTACAACTGCTTCAACAGGCTGCTTACGAGCTGATGCATTAGCAGTAGCATAATGTTCCGCAACAATATCCTCACGCTTCTTTACAATTTGTCCGCCAGGACCAATTTCATCACCTCTTGCATTAACTTTTGCATTACCTACTGCTGGTGTTAATTCATTACGCTTTCGTAACAAATCCATATCTACTGTTTTGCCTCGCATACTTCTATGCTGTTTTTTTCCGGCTGCTACTTTTGACATAATTGTCTCCTTATTATATACGTATATTTATCGTAAGAACTCACGCCAATCTAGTTCATATTGAATTGAATTTATCCTATGTACACCAATCAAATATAGTACATAACTTGCTACACTTGAACCACGTCCTACGCCCCATACAATACCATTTTCACGCATAAAGTCTACAAGGTAAACCATATAGCGCAATAAATCATACATACCACGTTCGTGAAACGCTTCTAGTTCTTGTTCTACTCGCATCCATTCTTCAGAGTTATAAACAAAGTCAACACCAGCGTGTTGTTTTTCCTCCATTACTTTTGCGAATAGCCATTCTTCTATAGCAAGTGCTTTATATTCTTCAGGCATAAACCATTCACTTTGACATACACCGTCAAAAGTCTTTTGATCTACATCTAATGGGATATACTTTTGTAATGGCGATAAACCTTGTTCCTCCATTACACTATTAAACTTATCTATTTCGTCTGAGGGATTACATAGAACCACGTGAACTTTATCTGATTGACCTGAATAGATCATATCGATTAAATCGCGATTAGAGAATCGTGGTATTCCTAGTTCGTCTGTTCTCATAAGCATAATTGTATTTTATGACACATTAATCAAATTGTCAAGTGAATTTTCACCATCATCTTGATTTTGTCTTTGTTTTTGAGCCTCTATAGCTCTACGTGTTGATAATTCTTCTTTGTATATATTCAAAAAGTTTACGATTTGAGATTGAACAGATGGATTTGTTGCAGAAAAATATCTTCTTTGTAAAATAACAATTTTCTGTTCAATCTCATTTATTGATAAATCATCTAAAGTATCTATTAAAGGATTATTATGCATCTGATGACTTAGCAAACGAACCTAAATAATTAGCATAAACAGTTGTACCACTATCATAACTCCATAGATCTATGATAGTAGGTTGTGTTTGACTAGTTACAACAACAGATGCTGAATCGTCTATTGAATCATCTCCTACAGGAGTTGGCCAAGCACTTGTTTTAAATATTGCGCCACTATTTGCTGCCATTAATTTAGCAGTGTTATTATTGCCGTTGCCATACAAATGTAAAGTAACTCTTGCTACTCCATCATTTGTATTACGAACTGGCCAGTTTTGTAAAGAAAAATCTATTGTTTGGTCAGAACCTATATCAGCACCGATAGTATAAACTTGGTAATGTCCTCTACCAACATCTACATTTACTGTTTGCAATAAATTTTGATTTTCGTTTGGTTTTAATCTAAAGGTAACATTGTCTAAAGATGCATCAAGAATACTACTTTCATTAAAATTATTTTCTACAACACCCTCGGCGCTATTTGTTACCTTACAAGTTTGATCTTGTAATGCACCAATCTCGCTTTTTGCAGTTGTTAATGCATCTTTGATAATTTGAAAGTTATCACGAAACCCTTGAGTGTCGTTGTCAACACCTGCTACTGGATAAGTTGCGTCAATCGTTGTTGATATAATGTTACTAGCCATTTTTGTTCCTCTTTAGTTAAGTATTTATCACACTTAAACATTGAATTGATAATTTGCGAACAATACATACTGTTCGTCATTAGAATTTTGTGTACGTTTTACAATGTACCTGTCTATATCAAAATTTATATCTTTTGGATCAAAACCACTTTTATTTATGAGTCTTAATATATCATCTGAATATCCTGGCTTACAATAACATACAGGAATAGCACTCACATAATCTAATTCATAAAATCCTTCTTGTGCCGTTCTCATCCATAAAGGTAAAAAGTTTCTCTCATTTTTTCCTATTTGTTTAATTTGATTTCTCATATTAGGAATATTAGACAAGTATCTTACATCGTCTTTAGAATTACTTACTTTTATTGCGTCTGAATCTGCCTTAATTGTATTAGTAGGTGAAGGGCGTAATCTCATCGATTCTGCAGGACTTGTTTGTAAAACAACATTAAAATCATTACCATTTCTTATTTCTAACTCAAAATCGCTGTTGTCTACATTTACACCAACATCATCACCAGATCTTGTTTCAATTACAAGTGTTTCATTTTCCGCAAACACAAATTTTACAATTTGTCGTCCATAAACTGGAAGTTCGTCTGTGCCTAAACCGTATTTTGTTACATCATCTTTTCCAGCATATTGTATACTATCTACTGTAATATCACGCTGTGTGTTTATTCTAAAACTATTCCTTACTTCACCAGTTGCAGGCACAGCAGGATCTATAACATCTATGTATACAACTTCGTAAACTATCTCTTTAGTTGTTGGTTCGATCGCTTTTGCAGTTTTAAAATCACCTAGTATATATTTTTTCCTTTTATGATTTTTTGCAGCCGCAGCTACAAATCGATCTATTTCAGTTGCTTCGATACCTGCATAAACTAGCATTTCTATATTTTTTTGCACACCAAACTTAATATCAGTGGGTCTGTAAATATAACTAGGAACAAAAACATCTGTGTTACTTGTAAAATCTTTGTAAAGTATTCTTTGTTGTCTAGGTAACATAGGTCGGGCTACAATATCTGTATATTGGGTGTTATCTAAATCTTCAACTTTTAAAAGAAACTCTCTTTCAATAGATTTGAAATTGAATCTATCTCTGGCTTTTACAGTAAATCTGTAATCTCTATCAAATGTTGTATCGCCAGGAATTTTACCGTCCCAAGTTACTGTTTTATTTTCAAAAATTGTTAAACCAGGACTTTCTAATGTCCCAAATTGTTTTGCTGCGCCTAAAATTTCTCCAGTATAACTTAATGTCAAACCATTTGGAAGTTTTCCATCTGTAATTGTATAAATCATTTTAGTATCAGGCACTGTTGATTGAGCAACAACCTTTAAGGTACTATCAAAGTTTGCAGGAATTATTCCTAGGTCACTACTAGTTATCCAAGTAATTTCTGTATCTACTTCACCTAAAATTTTGATTTCAAATGTTTTTATGCTAGATGGAATATTGACAGGATCTTCACTTGTAACAATTATGTTTTTAAAGAAGAAATCATTTTTAAATAATCCTATACCATAATTATTTCCACCTGATATTTGTCTTGATAAATTTCTATCTAGTAAAATTCTGTCTTCATTATCTCTAACAAGTTCGATATTAAATTCTGTACTATCAACCCCTACAAAGAAAGACCTTATATTTTCTATAATTCTTGTTTGGCTAGTACTAGGTAGTCTTATGTTCCAAACACCTTGTATAACTCTTCTTACATATGAGGTTCCGTAAACTTTATCTAATGCCTGTTTTGTTGCTGCTACCCTATCAGCTATACTTAATCCACTTAGGTCTTCTGCAACTTCTACCCATTTTGTTTGATCAAATAATGGTTGAGCTATACCGTCGTCATCTAAAAATTGATTCATAGTATGTGCTTCTACACATTTGAATATACGATCATTACCATTTGCTGAACTAGGCCAGATAGCAAAATCCCCAAGATAATAGTTTTCACCTATAGTCATAATTGTTGGAGATTGGGATGGCAATATATCATCATTTGATGGGTTAGTTTGTCTAATATTATATTCAATATAAGGTGTTATATCTGCAATGACATATTCTTCATTTTCTGCAAATTTTAGTGTTCTGCCTTGATATTTACTTTTATCTTTTTCAGATAACCGAGCAACATAAAAATGATCTTGTCCTGCTGAAGACGTTCTGGATGCTAATAAGTTAATTTTAGGTGCTAGAGATTGATCTATAACAATCACATCAAAATCTGGATTTCTATCATCTACACTAATAACTGTATATACATTATCTTCTAATAGAATTTCTTTTCCAACAAGTTCAAATAAATCATTTATGCCATCAGCTGTACCAGTTAAATCAGTTTTATAAATTTTAAAACTTGTTTTACCTAAGAGCGTATCCTCATAATAAGTGCCAAATATCGAGAGTGTTTCTAAATCGGAAACACGTCTTGTTGCTCTTACTGTAAACTTGTAATCTTGTACTATTGCTGTTTGATAAGGTATAACGCCGTATAGTTCACCTGTGTTTTTATCAATACTAAGTCCTGGAGGTAGCTCGCTTTTGCTATTATCGTCATTTACATTTTCTAATGTATACGTAATAGCACCTTCTAATGTAGGATTGTTTATAACATCTAATGAAATAGTTGTATAATTATTTGCTCTCTTATAACCCAAATCTCTTGGAGTTATCCAGGTAGGATTTCTAACGTGTGTAGCATCAGCATTAAATAGGGTAGTTCCTGCCTCCATTTCAGTATTGTCTGCTTTTAAGAAATCATCACCTACAACAAAAATCCTAAATTCTCTTTTTACAAAGGTTTCTCCGTCTGTTACTGTTACTGCAAAAGGATAGTACCTATTTAATTTAATTAAATTACTATCAGGATTAATAGTTCCTTCTTCTCGTGTTCCGTAATAATCACTTGCAGCAGCAAAATCCATTGGTAATGCACTAAATGGTGCCATATCATAACGGCCGCCTGCGTATCTTTTATCTAATGCTAAAAGAGGCTCAGTCATACCATATATTCTACCGTCTTCAGTAAGTGTTATGCCGGGAGGTAATTCTCCATCTCCATCTGCTATATAATAACTTAAACTGTCTCCTGCACTTATATCGCTATCTATAGCCGTCAATTGAAAGTCAACAATTTCACTGTCTAAAATATAAAACGTATTATTAGGACCAACTGGTAATAATCCTTGTGCAGTTATCCATTCAGGTGCATCAGGTCCTGTGACAACTATTTCTATTGTTCTATCTTCAAATGTATTTTCGTAATTAGCTCTAATTACAGCATTGAATGTTTTATTATATGAAACTTCGTATACTGTACCTACAATTACATTTCCTTCAAATCTTAAACCATTAGGTATAGAACCACTAATTAATTCAACAGTTATTCCATTAAAATTATTTAAAGGAAGAGGAATATAAACAACATTTCTTTCTATAAGAGTTGTAATTCTTGCGCCGGTTGCTATTGACCAAAGAGATTGGCTTAAAATTGCTTCTTCTGATAATGGCTGAGGGAAAGACCTTTGTTGTTTTGTGCTAGATCCAACTATATACGGATAAGCAGGTTCCGATAATGTTTCATCTTCAAATGTTAAAAAGTACGCATAAGTTCCATCAGGAAAATCTGGTGTAACACAATAACGTCCATTAAATTCATCAAGACTGCTTTTTGATCTACTATACTCATAATCTTCTAAAAAAGATCCTGCTGTAAGTGTAATTTCGCTACCATCTGTAAGAGTTAACTTGCTATCGTACTTCCATAAAGGATTTCTATGACTATCGCCTAATTTTTTTCTATAGCTTGACTTAATTAACGAAGTGCCTGAATTACTATCTGTTGCCGCTGTATATCCATAAGGTCCGTAAATAGGATACCCATCGAAACAAAATCCTAATATTTTACTATGTCCATCACTATGTCTGTAATAGTCATTGTTATATTGAGTTTCGCTATAGTATACTTTACTACCCCAAACATTTGCATAATTCCATCCATTAGATAGAAAACTTCCGGATCTGTAAACATACTTTCCGTTTGTTATATTACCGTAGTCGCTATCATAATTAAAAAGATTAGGAAAATGATTTTTATTGAATGTTAAATTACAGGACTTGCATCTTTATATTTAGGTAGATATTTTGTTCCTATATCTAAATTAAACAAAACGCCATTGGCAAAGATACCTAGATCTAAATTCTTACTTTCTTGTGGATATTGAGTGTTATCACCTGCTCGGTATACAAAGTTATAATTATAATCTTGTCTAGTTATGCTGCTAGTATCCACTCTAGCAGGTAATGGAACACCGTCACTTGTAACATTCAGTAGATTTTGGTTTTTTGTAAAAATGGTTTCACTTTTAAATAAACCAGTTGTTGATATCAATCCTAATACAGATGGGTCAAACGTCATAGTAGATTTTCCTTATACAACGTATTTATCGGATTAAGTATTAAACAAATGTACCAAAATCACTTTGTACAGGTGTTGGATTTGAGAAACTGCCGTAATCTACATCATTTAAATATAAGAACCAATTTAATGCAGTAGTAACATTTATACCGGCAAATGTTGAACCAAAATCAAATTCAGTTGAGTTGATATTTCTAACATCAATACCGTGAACTGTTCCGTTCAAATTACCTACAAAATTACCTTCAAATCTATTTGCAGAAATAATAGCTGCATTTGTAATATTTTGTAAGTTAGCATCTAAAGATCCTGCTAACTGAGGAGTTGGATCATCTTGCACTCTGGTAGGCCCAGTATAATTAACTCTTAAGCCTCCATCAATAATTACAGTATCTATATAATCACCACCAACAATTTTTACAATCGCATCATCTTCGTATTCTGTCGAGTTTACGTCTGATTGCAGGGTTAATGTTTGAACACCTCCCGAAGCATTTATTGTAATCAAATCATTTGCTTCAGTTATAGTAACATCATTTCCTGCATTTAGACTTTTGAACTGTAAATTGTAGTTAATTTTATTAGAAAATAATCCAACGCCGCCAAATCCAATATTACTTGCAGTAGTTTGTTCATCATCTCGTAAATCTAATTCTTCAAAATTTTGATTTATTTTGATCATTGCTTCACGAAGATCATCTCCAGTGCCGTCGTTAGCTACATTACCGATATTAATTAATTGAATTGCCATATCTTACTTTCCTTATGGTGTAGTGCTTGTGTCATTTATTGTAACACTTACACTTTCGTCTATACTGTCTAATGAAAGTGTGAATGTTTCATTTCCTTCTGTAGTTGTATCGGATGCTAATAAAAATGTTTTTGATGCTGTGTTATTACTGATAGTAAAACTTCCAGTTAGCGCATCATTAATATCGGCAATCTGGACACCGCTTATTGTATAAGGTACAGTAGTGCCATCAGCAATGTTAGTTGTAGTCAAAGTTATAATTAAATTTTGACCTTCATTTATGCTTGCTCCATTAGCAGAAAGTGTGAAAGTAGGACGTTGATATGCAGTTTCAACTACGCTTTCTCCTAATCTTAATTTTACCGAACTGTTAAATTTATTATACGAAAATCTATTTCCGCTACCTAATAAACTTCTATAGTTACTATAATCATTGTCTAGCCCGCTTGATAAAATATTGTCACTCTGCGAAGAAGATTGTATAAATGTTTTAGCTTGCGCTGGAGTAGCACTTGGATTTAATTGTAGCCATAATGATAGCATACCTGCAACTTGTGGTGCAGCCATTGATGTTCCGCTGATGTTACAAATTCTAAAGTTTTCATCTTGAGGATACGGACCATCTGTAAATCTATTTGTTGTGCTTACTGCACTCATTATGTCTGTACCTGGAGCCCAGCAATCAACACCTGGGCCTGTTTCTGAACTAGATGCTTTTTGTTCAAAACCATCCGAAGTTACTAAACTATCTATATTTCCTACATTTAATGCATTTTCACTATAAGGACTTGATCCTCTATGATAAGATACTGAACCTGTATCAGCTGCAATAAAGTTATCAAAATCTAAGCCGCCAGTAACATCAATCTTATGATAATTATTGCCTGCAGCAATACAAACGTGTACACCTGCGTCTATAAGTTCTTCAATGTCTGTATCAACAGATGCAACTCTTACATTAGTTTTATAAGTAAACCCACTGCTTCCTGCTAAAGGCACAAGTCCAAACGCTAAACGCTCTGTAGATGAATCAATGTCAGTACCAGTATATAGCGTTCCTCTATAGGTCAAATTAATAACACTATTATAAAATCTATTATATCCCCAACTCATATTAACTATTGTAGGACGTTTAACACCAGTTGTTGGATCTACTGGCTTGTTTTGATGCCATTCTTTAATAACATCAAAACAGTCAGAAACAGGTATTCCGCTGTTTGGATCTAATGACCCTTCTAAGCCTGCTACTTTGACTGCATAGATTCTAGCATTTTTAGCCCATCCGTAAGTTTTTCCTGCGGCTATTCCACCACAATGAGTTCCGTGACCGTCATAATCTGCATAATGATCTGTTGGCATAGACCCGCCTCCACTGAAGCCGTCATACCAATCTAATTCTACGACTCTACTATTACCAGCAGAGTCTTGAAATTCTGGATGATCTATTTGCAAACCACTATCTTGTATTACAATATCAACACCCGACCCGTCTAATGTATATCCATAACCTTCAGACACTCCTGTGCCTACATATGGATTGTTTTTTGCGTTCATTCTTCTTAAGCCCCAATTGACAAAGTCTCCTCTATCTTCTGTAGTTTTATCAAAGTTTGATATTTGCAAAGCACGGTTTGATATAATTAATGAAGGATCCAAGTCAGGACGTAGCGTCACACCAAAAACTCGACCGTCTTGACGTAATGTGTCTGCTTCTTCGTCTGTAAGCATATAATGTGTATTACGCTGTGAAGCAGGACGAGCGTTTGCTACAGTAGCACTTCTGCTTGGAATTGCTCCAGCTCCAGTGGTTGCGATCATTTCTGCATTGAATGCTTCGTAGTCTACACCTTTATTTAAACTTACAATATATTCTTTTTCGCTCATTGTTGCTTCCTATTTTATATATTTATTCATTGTCATTATGGATTTACTGTTATGCTTTGTGCAGCTGTCACAACCCAACCTATAGTAGTATAAATTAGTGTAACACTATCAGCAGTATCACCCATTGTAATAGATGATCCATTTGCAAATGTTGCTGGCGTAATATTTGCATCACCTGCAACTCCTCCTACTCGTGTTATTATTTTAATTTGTCCAAGCGTTCCGTTTGCTAGTGTAAATGCATCTGGGTTTCCTGTAGTAGTTAATTCAGTGTGTAATGTGTCGAGGCTAATTACTCCTGGTCCTACAATTTGTTGCACATCACCTACAAGTTTACTTATAGATCCTTCAAATGGCCCGACTATTTTACCATTAATACCATCAATTAATAGTGTTGAATCGTCTGCATAAATTGATCCGTTTACATCACCTTGTACTACTCCGTAAACGGTACCTGTCACTGTACCGATCACATCACCTGTTACAGTAGCATTGTATATTTCAACTGTTTGATTTCTTGTTGTAGCACTGTTACCAATAATTACATCACCTGAGTCTGTTTGTCCGTTCACTAAAATAGTTGCAGTGTCATTTGGGTCTGCAGGAGTGTTTGGTGTTGTTTGTAGTTCTATGTAATTAATACCAGCTGTATCAAGTTGTATTTTGCTCAAACCAGCATTTGCTGCTCCGCCAAACAATTCTAAGAAACCTTGTGCTTCTATATCAATGTCTGTGCCTGATGATAAGTTTTTAATTTCGGGAGTTCTAACTAAATTAGAACTTACATTACCTACTACTTGAGCATTTACACCGTCAATCATTACAGAACTATCATCAGCATAGATACTACCCTGCAAATCGCCAACTATTCCGCCTGTTGCATTTATTGTTGTTGTTACATTACCATTAAATCTTAAATTAGTAGCTGTTAAGTTAATAGCAGTGTTAGTACCTTGTGGTCCTAAACTAATTGCTTCATTTGCAGTATTACCGCCTGTTAGTATACTAATACTGTCATCTGCTGTAATGTTGTTTACAATTAGTGCGCTGTTTAATTGCAAGTTACCTGATATGGTTGTTGAGCTTGAACTATTACCAATTGTAACTGTAGTTGCAGTGTCACCTAGTGCTAATGCAGTATTGTCTACATTGCCTACTAAATCGAATGCAGCGTTTTGAACGTTTACATTAGATAAATCTACAGATGTGCCTGCTGCAACAACTATGTTGTTTGTTCCGCTTCCTAATGTAACTGCGCCACTTGTTCCAGTGCCTATATTGACTGCTGCGCTTGCTGCACCTTCAATACTCACAGGACCTGTAGAAGCAACTTGTATTGCACCTGTGGCATCATTGTAATTAAAGCTACCTGCTGAACCACCTACTACAATAGTCTGTCCTGTTACAGGATTGATATTGGTTCCAATTATAGTAGGTGAAGTTGTAGTTGTAAAAGTAGCAGAATTTGCGGTCATACTATTTCCAACAGCATCTACCATTGGACTTGAATCGTCAGCAAAAACTGAACCAGTAATATCACCAGTTAAGTTACCTTCAAAGAATGCTCCCTGATAAGTTTTAAATGATCCTGAAGTTGTAAAGTCTATGAATGGATCTGTGTTTGACAAATATGGGCCTGTTTTTAGTACATAATTTTCAGCCTGCATTGTGATAAATGTGCCACTACCGTAAGGATTAATAAAAATTACATTTCCAGTATCAGCCACGTCACCTGCTTTAATCTGTAAAGGTCCTGGAACTGCTGTATCAATTAATGCTGTTCGGACTGCTACTGATTCAAATGCATCTGCTGCAAGTGTTTGAGAGCCTACTGTCCATTTATCAACGCTATCGTCCCATACTAACGATACATTAGATTCTGATCCTCTGTCTATTTCAATACCAGATGTTGTAGCGGTTACACCAGCACCAACTTCACCGTTATTTAATGTTATAACATTATCAGTAATTGTTGTATTTGTCGTTTCTACACTTGTAGTTGTTCCTTGTACAGTTAGATCACCTGCAACAATAAGATTGTTTAAGTTTGATGTTCCAGTTGTTGCTTGTACATTACCATTTACATCATCCCATACACCGTTTTGATACATTTGGAATCGATTAGTAGTTGTGTTGTAAATAAAATCGCCGTTTGCTGGTACTGTTTGATTAAGATCAGACTGTGCTACAGAAGAAAAAGTAAAAGGAATACCATTAACAAGTTTTATTCTGTTGGCTGCTCCTAAAATTAAATCTGTCGCTCCTATTATTTCGCCTATTCCTAAATCAATACCTGCTGTAAAGTTTTCTGCTTGAGCGTTGTAAATTTTAACATTACCAGTATTTTCTTGACCTATAACAACATCATAATTTTCTGTCGCTTCTATTTTAAGGTTGCTTCCATTCGTACCTTCTAAAAATTCCAAGTTTACAATCGGTGCTGTAACTTGTACAGAACCTGTAATTTGCCCTGCTTCAACTGTTGTAGTAGCAACAGGGCCAACAATAACACCAGACGTCCCGTCAACTAATACAGTAGAATCATCTGCAAACACTGAACCTTTAATATCAGACTGGAATGGAACTCCTTCGTCAAATAAACCTGCAATTTCTGTGTTTAAATCTGCTGCTCTTAAAAATCCAATATCATCTTGGAATTCTGAAAGGAACCCTGGCGCACCTTGTAGTGCAGCATAACTAATTTTTCCTGTAGTAGCATCAAAAACAGTAGAACCGCCGTAGCTTACAAGATCGCCTACTAATTCTTCTGAAACAACCCTGTGGTATTTTTTATCAATAGTGCCTACTTGACCAATTCCACTAGTGTTTGGAACAATGTTTTCAGTTGATGTTATACCAGCAACACTAATAGTTCCGATTTCGCTTAATGGACGAAACTCGATACCTGAACCTGTTTCATTTACTTTGACAAAATAATTTTCACTTCCTATAAATGTACTAGGAGTATCAGCTAAGTCTCTAAAATTTTGTGCAACTAATTTTTGTCCATTGACCGTTATATTAGGAGCATTGATTGTACCTAAAGAATTAATATTTTGTACATTGACAATTGAATTTTCACGCAAATCTAAATTATCAGTAGCGGGTAATTCTTTAATTTTATTGCCGTCTGTAGTATCGAGTACTAGTGGAAATCTATTTGCCATTCTTCAAAATCCTATTGTTATACATATTTATCGTAATCAACTTATACGCCACCTTGTGCAATTTGTCTCCAAGCACCTGCTAGATACACTACCATAGTTTGTGCAGCGTTTAACATCGGATCCCAACTTGTACCATCTGCAACTGCAACCATTCCGTTTACTGGACTACTAGGCTCTGCTGTTAATACAGGTAATGTAAGTGTGTCTGTAAATGTTGTACCGCTAGGTAAACCGTTTGCTTGTATTGCTCCGCCTACAATACCTGCGTAATCTAAATCGTTTGAAAAGTCGCTTAGTGCTGTTGGTGATCCTGATAACGAAGCATAAGTTCCATCAAATGCATCAGTTATGCCATAACCTGAAATTGTAGTAGGAGTTGCAGTTAGATCTGCAAATGCTACACTTGTTAAGTAATCTGTTCCTGCTACTGCCGCACTAATATTTCCAGCACCGTCTGCTTTTACAATACCTGTAATCGCACCTACTACTGGATCTGTTTCAGTGTAACTTGTTAAAAATCCACTTAGGTCAACTGTGTTGCCGTTTGTAATAGATAAATCTGTGCCTACTAAACTAAGTGTTTGACTGTCTGTTTCGCTTGTTAGGTATCCTGCTGCTGCGTGATCACCCCAACTAAACGCTGTATCCCAATTTGCTTCATTAGTACCATCTGCATAACCTGCTGCACTATGATCTCCCCACGCAAATGCTGTATCCCAATTTGCACTATCTTCTACTACTGCTTTAGGTATAACGCTATTTACTGCGTCAACTAATAGTGTACTATCGTCGCCAAACACGCTACCTTTGACATCACCTGTAACATTACCCGAAACGTTACCAGTTACATCGCCAGTTACACCTTCTGCTGCTACAATATTTCTATTTGCATTAATTACTTGTCCCGCGCCTGCAGAAAGATCTAAATTTGCTGATGCTACAATTTGAATAGGTCCTGGACCAGTAGAGCCACCATTTGCAATAGTTAGGTAACTGTCACTTGCTGCCTGCCAGTTTGTGCTAGATATTGTTCCTGTAACTTCGCCAGTAATTTTGCCATTTACACCATCAACTAATAGTGTTGAATCATCAGCAAATACTGAACCAGTAACATCGCCACTAAATGGGTCAACTGCTGCTATAGCTGCGTCTACTTCTACTTTAGTATATGTTGTTGCTTGTGGTGCATATCCTGCTGTTGCGTGATCGCCCCAACTAAACGCTGTGTCCCAGTTAGTTGCTTCAGTACCTTGTATTACTGAACTAGGTATTAAATTGTTTACACCGTCTACAAGTAATGTTGAATCGTCGCCAAACACACTGCCCATAGTGTCTTGTGTTTGTATTGGATTGCTTCCGCCTACAAGTAAAGCACCATTAGAATTAACTTCAATTCGTGTACCGTTTAAGTATATGAAGTCTGCAATAAAAACATCAGCCCATTGTTTATCAGCACTACCTAAGTTATAAGTTGCATCTGCACTAGGCAAAACACTGGTTGCAGCACCATCTGCGTCACCATTTGCAGCATAAAGCTCTGTAAAATTTTCATTTATTTTTCTAAATGCTGTGCGTAATGGATCACCATCGCCTTTATTAGCACTAGTACCTATATCAATTATTTGTTTAGCCATTTGCTGGATTCCCCACTTTAATTCTTATTTTACCTGATGTTGCAACCACTTGTCTAGGCTGTGGATTTTTTAAATCAAAAGCAGTAGGTGCACCTTTTTTGATCAAGTTTTCAATATTCTTTTTTTGATCTCTTTCTTGTTCTGACATTAGTGCTTTCCTACAACTACTTCGATAATGCCGCGATCGCCATCTTCTTTATTTTCTAATGCTTTACCTATTACAGTACCAACTTTTGCACTATTGTCAACAATAGCATATCCTGGAACAGCACTTGAAACAAGCATATCGCCTTTCTTAACTTTGCCAATTACCTTACACGGCACACGACCTTGTAATGCTAGAGCAACAATATTATCACCTTCTGCGTGTGAATTCATCAAATATGCTGGATTAGTTGATACAACACCTGCTACACTAGTTTGTCCTTTAGCAGAGCAAACTGTAACTTCTTGCTCTCCTCCAAACACAACAACTGTTCCTGGTTCATACGCTGCATCAGCAGTATAGTTCTCTGCCAAGTCAGCATAGTAAGCTTCAGTAGCAGTACCTCTAAAATAAGTTGCATATACATTTGCATATTTTGCTGTTGCGCCACCTATATCATATGCGTCATCTGTATCAGGAACAAATCCTGATGCACTAAATATTGCAGGTGATAAGCTTGCACTAGATCCTGCGTCAGCAGTAACAATTGCTACCTCTCCTTGTGTTGTTTTACCAGTATTGGCACCAATAGCTAAACCTGTTGACGCTGCACCTTTTTCACCTGGCGCTTCTATAAAGCTACTGTAAATCCAATCTACCGCTAATGCTGCTTCACCGTTTAGGTTTGATATACCTTGTAGTGTACTTTCTGCAACACCAGTTGAGCCAATATTTACACAACCAGGAATTTCTATATCAGGACCGCCAGCTGATACACCAGTTTGTCCAACAGCTCTTAGTATCTCTCCTTGTGCTGGAGTTTTAAATACTAGTTCAAGTGTATCAAGACTTAACACTTCATAACTTGAGTCACCACCTAATATTAGTGAGTTTACTTGAATACTTCCAGATGCATCTGTTTTTACAAGACTGTTGACTTCACCTGTAGTTGTAACATTAGAAATGCCATAAGTACCTGTACCTGTTCTTATTAGTGCCTGGCCAGGATCGTTTACACTTGGTACTAATGTAACAAAATCATCATCTGTAAGGCCGCCGCCTTCTGAAATAATTACACTAAATGGAATTTCGTCTATATCATTATCTGAACTATCTCCATTATAATTTCCTAGTACTGTACCGTCTGATATACGTTGTATTGTTCTAAGAGGTAAATCACCATTTTCAATAGTTAACCAGCCATTAGTAGAAGTAAAGATATTACTATCAAAACTTGCAACACCTAAATCACTTTGATTGATGTTTACAGGATTTGCTCTAGTAGTTGCTGCATTTAAATTCAGTTTACTTTGTGCAATTGCTGCGTCTGCTGCTATATCTGCATTACGGATAGTGTTAGCTTTAATCTGTACATCAATTTCAGTGTAACGGTCGGTTACATCTCCATTCAAATCTTGTGTGATTATTCTATTAGTTGTTACAGTAACATCACTTGCAGAAGAATATACACCATTTGCCCATTCATCTACAGGACCATCTACTACTAAACCTTGCTTGCCTCCTGGTGCTGTAATTGTATCTGCAGGAAGAGAATTGCCTACTGGTTTACCGTCACTAAATTCTCCAGTAACTGGGGTATATGTAACAACTACAATAGCGCCTTCACTAGCAACAAGACCTTCTTCAATATCTACAATATTTCCAGTAGCTCCTGATTCATTGCCTGTAATAACATCGCAAACATCAAAAGAATTGCCTACAATTGATCCAGCTGATAATATCAGCTTCTTTAAACCTGTAGCAACTATTAATTGACCTTGATCATAATCATTGTATTCTATAGAACGTAGATCTTTTAATTCGTCTAAGCCAGCAGTACTTGCATCAACGTATGCTTTAGTTGCTGCATCTGAATCTGAATTCGGTGCTTTTAAGTTAGTAATAGTGTTATTGTTTGCATTAAGATCATCCGTCATCGGAACAGCACCGTTTGGAGCAAGAACACCTGGTCCTAGTTTGTTCGAAACTGGATTACCGTTTACATCATAACCTAAACGTCTATTCACGTAACCACGAACAGCACCTTCTGTTGGTACTGAGTCTGATGCATTATCAGTCATTGCTGTATCTGTTGAGAATTCAGTAACAACAACACCACGTTTAAAGCCTAAGCCGTCAACATCTGACAGCGCAATTGACGCACTAAATGTAACTGTACCAGTACCTTGGTCAACGCTAAAGAACTTACCAACTCTAAAGATACCATTTTGGTCTGTACTTACAAAGAACACACGACCTTTACCACGTTCAACAGTTTCTTTAGATTCGTCTTTTTCTCCTGGTTCACCAAAAATAACATTCGGATAGTTACTTGTGTTAAATCCACCAGTACCAATATCTAGGAAGTCGTGTCCTGTTGCACGACAAGTTGAAATATTAACTGTAACGTCTGCAAGTGATCCTGCTTTTAGACCTGCTCTAATAGTAACTAATTCAGAACCTAAAACGACAGGAGTATGTATACCTGTAGCATTAGTTTGGTTAATAGTATCAATATCAAAAAGATCAACTAGCTGATAATCGTTATCTTCTGCTGTAGGAACAATTAAATCTCTAACTGTACTTAATGTTCCTGCTGTAGCCGGTAATGCAAAAACTGTACCGTCTACCCCTGTTGATAAACCGCTGTCAGTATATAATTCTACTGTTGTGCTAGTTACATTTCCTATATAGTAGCTATTACCATTTAATTCGGTCATTCCTACAACACCACTAAATGAAACTAGTTGTCCATTTTCTAAATTAATGTCAGTATCGTATGTTACAACTACAGGATTTGCCTGTGTAGTACTTGTAATATTTGTGTTGACAGCAGTTGCCTTAACACCTCTTGCATTATAAACATAATGCTTCTTACCTTGCCAAGTTATGATTGGAGCAAATGTTGCTAAACTATCTACATTCCATCCAATAGGTCTATTAGTAATTGGAGTTCTAAGGTTATTGTTTAATCTAAAAATCTCATTGTCATCTAATACAGGCTGTAAAGCAAGTACAACGTCCCCAGCTGTGCCACCTTTAGTTGTTCCGCCTGTAAGTTTCGTTGTTCCGTCAGTGTCATATACAGTATCTATTGTTTCTTGAGCTTTGGAACTCTCTATTAACATTCTAATATAGTCATAACCTTCGTCAAATCCTGCTTGAGAAGTATTTGCTGGTAATGCCTCGCCCAAACTGTTAGATGTTAAGAAACTAATTGATCTGTAAACAAAATTTGGGTTTTCGTCAAATATCACAGCAGTTGAAGGACGTATTGTAAGTACATCAGGTCTTGCTAGATCGCTGATAATGTGAGTTTGGTTTCTACGATATTGTATCATAGTACCAAAAGGAACTTCGTTCAACAAACCATTTTGACTAAATTGTGCATCCCCTGTACTAAAGTTTAATTTGTATACTGTTCCAGTATAGTATGGTGTACTATCTTCCACTGCAATTGTACCAGTAATTGTAACACCACTGATTGCTCCAGTTGTAGGTGTGCCTCCGTCTACTTCTGTAATAGTAATAGTCGCATCATTAGCTGGTGTAGCACCACCTAACAAATCGCCAGTAATTAAAAATGAGTCGTCTGCTCTATAGCCCGAACCTGCGTTAGTTACAATAACTCCGTAACCACCATTAATAGTTTTTGTAATTGTAAAGTTTGCATTGATTTCAGACGCAGTTGCATTAGGTCCACCTGTAAAGGTAGCAGCTACTTCGCTTGTAGGTTCATCACCTACATTTTGATATGAACCGAGTATGTGATCAGATTGTTCAACATTAGCAACTTCATATCTTGCAAAAGCTGGACGAGCAGGATGGTACACGTCGAACTCAGATCTATTTGATGGAGGATCTTTCATATCGTATACATAAATGTTAAGACTTTCTGCATCATTTCTATAACCTGTACTATCAACTCTTACAGGAATGCTTGGTGCACCGTAGTTAACTGGTCCTGTTTGATTAACAATTGGATTTGTTGTATCAAAAGCACCATTAATAGAAGTTAAGTAAACTGTTTGAGATCCGCCTGTGTTACTTGTCGAAACTGCTACACTCCTTGAGCTAAAGTAATATCTTGAACTAAAACATCTCCTTCACCGGCAATTATTGGTCCTGTAAGATGTAAAATTACATCATTAGTAAAAGCTTTTGCAGGTTGAACCATATCTTCATAAAGTTCAACTCCGTCTGGAATTTCGTTTGGATCAGCACCTTCAGCAACTAGACCAAATTCACCATAACACGATGAGCCTGTTAGTGATCTAATTTCAGCACCGTTTTTACTATAGTAAGATGCATAACAATAGTATGTAAACATACTAACCATTTCTGACAATGCACCGTTTACAGCAACCAATCCGTATCCTAAATCATTAATTTGTGTAAAGTCATTGCCTAACATACTTCTGTTACCAGCTGTTTGTAGGGTGATAGGAATCGGCGAATCTACACTTTGTACTGTTCTATGCACAATAAGAGTTCTATTTGCAGCAATGTCATTAGCTGCTGCGTGTAGATCTGTATCATTCATTAAAGTTTCATAGTCAGGATAAGTTGGATTATCAGGAACTGAATTTAAATTTGCATCTCTTGCAACTGTTTCAATTAACCCAATTCTTTGTGTCAAAATAGCTGTTTCTGTTGCTGTACCAGCTGCTCCTGCTGCTGACTGACCTGTAGCGTTTCCTGCTGTTGGTACTACTGTTGGTACACCTGTAGCATCTGTAACTACTGTTGCTACTACTGTAGCAAGATGTGCATAAGCATCACCAGTTGCTGTTCTTTGATCTACAGGTAATTGTGCTACTGCACCGTCAAGATATGCCCTTGCATTAGTAATAGTTGCACTATTACCACCATATAAAATGTCATATGTTAGTGCGTCAACAATATATCTTACATCTCTTGCACATTTATCTTCATCATATCCTGCAGGAGGTGAACCTGCATTTACAAAGGCAACAACTTCATCAGCTAAGAATTCTCTGTTTGCTTGCAATCTTAATGCTGCATTTTCAGCAGCCGGTGTTGGTAAGTTATCAGGCGCAGGAAAGACTAGTGCAGGAATATTATTTCCGCCGATTGTTATATCAGCTAGTAATGGATCTGCATTGTCTGCATCAATTTGGATTATGGAGACAACCGAATCAAATGCAGCAGTAACTCTAGTTTCTGCAAGAACATAATCATCTACTTCTGTAAGTGCAAGCACTTCATCTCTTGCAAATTCTATAGCACCGGTAGTTTGTGATTGTTGATTAGATTGCACATAGTCACCTGTTGCTCTTTGATATGCAAGTCCGTTGTAAGTGCTGTTATAGTTGGTTCCTAATACTGTATCATATTTTGCACCATCAATAATGTATCCTGAATCTCTAGCACACTTTTCTTCGTTAAATTCAAATGTTCCTACACTGTCCAAATCAATACCTGTAGATAATTGACTTGTTACTCCAGTAAATCCAACTCCATCATTTGAACTAGGATCTAAGATAATTTCTGCTGTGCCTGCTGCTGGGTTGTAATTAGTAACAGCATTGACCTGGAATCGTCTTCCGTCCACATAAAATGCACAAGGTACTTGCGGACGTCTTACAAACAATCCTTGTGGTTCTGATTGACTTCCTAAACTTTTTATTGCTAATCTAAAGTTGCTTCCGTCAACCTTTTCAGTTACTTGTACAGCTGAGTTACCAACAAATGCGTCAACAAACAATCCACCTCTAAAATCTTGTTTGTTTACCGATTGCGAGAAACTGGATCCTGTTTGTACATAAGGAGATTTAGTAAGCACTTGTCCTTCAGGATCAAGTACAAGCATAAATCCACCGTGTCCTTGTACAGTAATATTACGCAAAATAGTTGCATCATTCATTAAGAACACATCCATTTCGTCATTGCGTAACGGTGGATTGTATTCCGAATTAAATGCAAACTGTACTGTATTAATTAAGTTTCTAGTTACAGTAGTAGGTCCGTCAATTTCCCTCCAAAATTGTGCAACCTCAGGAGCATCAAATTGTGTACCAGAGGTATGTTCTTTAGATGGAGTATAATAACGATCAACCTGTGCGGCTGTAAATTTAACTACATTTCCTAATCTATACGTTTTGCCTGCTTCCCAAAAATCTGGTTCGCCTGACCCATTAAACAAATCTACGGCATAGTCTAGATTTACACCTGTTTGTGGAACATCACCATTTGGTCCGTAAAGCGTAGTTGGTGCTTCGCCTTTTATTAACTTTGAAACAATTGTGTAAATGTGTTCTATTCCTGCAACTGTTTCATCTTCAGTTCCTGCTTCAACTGCACCTGCATAGTATTGACCTTGGGCTTCTAAACTAAATTCGTTGCCGCCGTTACGGAAATCTTTTATAAGTGCATCAACAATAAGTCCAGCATCTCTTGAACATTTTGCTCTAGAATATCCTGCACTACCAATAAGTGAAGGATATGTAGTTTCGACATAGTTAACAACTTGCTCTTGAATAAATTCTTTATTATCAATTAATGTAAGTGCATTGGTTTCCCAGTTACCTACATTTTCATATCCTGATCCTGTATTAACCAAGCTGTCTGGTTTAGTTAAATAGTGGTAACCAAAATATCCATCTACTGCATCAGTAAGAGGATTTACATACTTAATTCCTGCAGGCACATCAGTGACTTCTATAAGAACATTTGCTGCACCTTGATTACCTAAAAATTCATCATCAATTACAATACGTTCGCCGGCTTGGAAATCCTTACCTACATTAGTTACTACTACATTTGCTACAGCACCATTACTATCTATTGTTATATCAAATTCTGCATTTTTACCTAACTTATCGGTTGAGTATTGTGATATAGAATAAACAGCAGCAGGTCGTAATGCATCTGGCTGTGGAGTAAATGAAATATTCTGGATGCTGCTAGGTCCTAAAATTAAGCCATCGAATTCTGCATCTCTATAGAAAAAAGTATTTGCATAGCGTGATTGTGAAACACGATCCTTTGGACGTATAATAACTCGTCTAAATTCATCACCTTTTACAGATACGTTAGCAGGCACACGAATTGGATAATCTTCTTCATATATACCTGATTCAATTCTAATACTTATTTGTGTATTTCTTACATAGTTACCATATTCAAGTTCTTCACCTGGCTCAAACTCTACAGGTTCAAGTAGTTGCACTTCTATTTCATCTGTTTCAGAAACGCCAACTACTCGTGGCCCAGCTTCGTATCTGTAATCAATAATACGTCCAATTGCTCCTGAATTTTTCCCACGAACTACTTTACCTGGAATAATATCTGTATTTTCAGGATCAGCTTGGTCGATAAATCCTAAGTTGCCGTTCGTTGCATTAATTTTGTAAACAGTTGTTCCGTCTACTATACTCGGTGCATTAAGAACACCTGCTGTCGGACCATCGATAATTCCTAAAATAATATCAAACTTAGCATCTAGTCTATCATCTATCTGTGCGACTGGATCAGGAAGTGTTCCTGCTACTTGCGTAACACGAGTTTGATATAGCGTTGTAATAGGTGTACCAGTTACAATTTGATTTACAAGAGTTTTGGCATATTCTATACCTGCTACAGTTTCAACAAGTTGAGAACCAATTGCTTTTTGCGCACTAACATTTGAATAATATCTTATGCCGGACCAGCGTGACAGGTAGTTTGCGTTTTCACCTAACAATGAATCTAACGTAACACTGTCTAGTATATATCCAACATCACGTTGACAAGTTTCAACATTGTATGTTCCTGCAAAACTAGGATATGTTGCATCAATATAACCTGTAACTTCTTTTGCAATAAATTCTTTGTTAGCTGTAATTAAAGCTCTTGCATTTACAGCTTCTGCATTAGGTGCTCCAACACCGGCAGTCACGATAGCACTATTATTTGCACCTGTTCCATATGTCATTGTTTGCATATATGGTCCTGGCTCTGCAGGTGCAGCAATCATTATTTCTTCTGCTTTGCGAGCTGCGGCATTAACAGTTCTATAAGAATATGCAGGTGCTCTACCTTCTTTACCTTTTGGCACACCTATCATTCTGTCGTCGCCGCTAGTGCTTACATAAAGATTAACATTAGTAAACGATGCTGCATTATCTACATAAAGTTTTGTTGCAGCCTGTAAATCATCAGGTCCATTTGGTAAGCCCGTACCAACAAGTTCGCCTGGATGGTCAAACAAGTTAAGAGCACCTGTCATTGAATCGCCTTGACGTCTGACTATAGATTTTCTTGGAAGAGCAATATTGCTTAACCAATTACCTTCTAATTCCGGATCATACGCTGCATCAACAATGCTAAAAACACCTGTTCCTCCTGCTAGAGGTATACGTCCTGTAGAATTAATTGCATTCTGCTCTGTTTCGTATAATGCAATAGCATCAGCATTTACGATTTTTATATAATAGGTTTGTCCAGTTACAACTCCAAACGGATCGTCGCCTGTTGAATTAAAAATAAATCCTGCGCCATTATATGCTTCAGTTAATCCGTGGCCTGGTATAGTAAGGTTACCAATAGAAATACCAGTTGCAGTCAATGTATAAATGCTTGCACTTTCTGGTTCATCACCTAAACGTAAACCACCGCCTGCAACGTCTTTTGATTGATAGTTTCTATCAGCAAATGCTTTGTTAATAACTAAATCATCTATTGTAATAAGACTATCTGGAGTTCTATGAACAGCATTAAAAGTGTCAACTGCATCTTGGTCTACACTTACTGCTGCAATTGGTTGTGTAGCTGCATCTAAAGGTCCACCTAATACCGGAGCAGGGTCATTAGATACTTTAGATACTAGCTGTCTTAATATTACCTTACCGTCAACACTAAAGTCAAAACCTATAGTATCTGCATCACCATTTAAACTGTTGTCTGACGCAAGTTCTAATAAGTTTATTCCACTACCGTCTGATCTAACAATGGCAACTTTATTTTCATTTCCTTCATAGTTGTTTGGTGTATCACTTAGATCAGTAAATGATATCTGACCTCCGATTCCAAATACAGCATAAAGTTCTTGAAAGTTTTCGTTTACTTTACGAAACGACTCGCGAATACTATCGCCTGTGCCGTCGTTACCTTCAATGCCGATATCAATTTCTTGCTTTGCCATTTATATTGCTCCGTTTATATTGCAGGATCTGCTAATTTATCCATATCAAAGTTTACACTAACACCACATCCACAAGCTGATTGTGCGTTAGGATTGTTTACTTCAAACATAGATCCCATTAGATCTTTTTTGTAGTCTATTTCTGTACCGATTAAGAACATTAATGAGTGTTTACCTATTACAAAAGTACAGTTATTGTCTGTTTTAATTACTTCGTCACCTTCTTCAAGCTCTTCAGGGGACATCATCATTCCCCATTCATACTCGAATCCTGCACAACCTCCGCCTTTTAAGTTTAAACTAATTGCATAACACGCATTTTCTTCACATAATAAATCAATTTGTGCTTTTGCAGCGTCAGTCAAGGTGCAGATACTCATATTTTTCCTTTCGTTATTACTATTTATTAGATAATTTTATAATCTTAATGTAAATATAATTATGTATTTGAACGAATATAAAAAGCAAACCCGACACGTTCGCATTAGCAAAACAGGCAAGGAACACACCTACAAGCGTGAATTAACGATGTGTGTGTTTCGTTGTGACAGTTGTGATGTAGAGTTTGAACGTGCAAGAGGTTCAATGGATCCTAAACGTTTAAGCAACAAC